AAAGAAGAAATTGAATTACAATTAAGAGATAATAAAACATTATCTTATGAAATTCTAAGTCAATTAAAAGATAAAAATTACTTCTCAGGTAGAAGTAAACAAATTGGTGATACTGTTCTATTCGGTATGTTGAGAGAAGAAAGTAATGAAGAGGGGTCACCTCTATCATTAATTACCTTTCATGAAGATGAAATTGGTGAACTATTTGAGGAAGACAAATTATTCTACAACCGAAACAAACCAAACAAATTACCAAACATTAAAAGAATAGAAAATGGCAATTAAGAAAAACGATTTCGATAGTTTAAAAAAGAAGTTTTCAACTTCCGCAAAATATAAACCACAAAGATTTTTCGACTTAGGTCCTGATTTCTTAGACGCCGTTGGACTTCCAGGTCCAGCCATTGGACATTTGAATATGTTTTTGGGACACTCTGATACGGGTAAAACAACAGCATTGGTTAAGTGTGCTGCAGATGCTCAAAAGAAAAACATTCTACCTGTGTTCATTATCACAGAACAGAAGTGGTCATTTGAACATGCCAAATTGATGGGATTTCAATGTGAAGAAGTTGTCGATGAAGAGACAGGTGAATTGGATTGGGACGGGTTTTATATTTTCAATAACAACTTCGACTATATCGAACAAATTACTGATTACATCAATAGTTTGTTAGATGCACAAGAAAAGGGTGAATTAGATTATAGTTTATTATTCTTGTGGGATTCCGTTGGTTCAGTTCCATGTAAGATGACATACGAGGGTAAAGGTGGTAAACAACACAATGCGTCTACATTGGCGGACAAAATTGGTATGGGTATCAACCAACGTATATCGGGTTCACGTAAAGCTGATTCAAAATATGAAAACACTTTGGTTATCGTCAATCAACCATGGGTTGAACTTCCTGATAATCCTTTCGGTCAACCTAAAATTAAGGCTAAAGGCGGTGAAGCGATTTGGTTGAATTCATCTTTGGTATTCTTATTCGGGAATCAAAAAGGTGCTGGCACAAACAAAATTACCGCAACAAAGGACAAAAGAAGTGTAAAGTTTGCAATCAGAACAAAAGTTTCTGTATTGAAAAACCACATCAATGGATTGGGTTATGAAGATGGGAAGATTATTGTAACACCACATGGTTTCTTAGCAGGTAAAGAAGCTGCTGAAGAAAAGGTATCCATTGAGGCTTACAAAAAAGAATACGCTGACTATTGGAAAGATATTATCGGTTCTGATGGTGAGTTTACATTGAAAGAAGAAAAAGAAGATTAGTATATTGTTTCACATTTAAATCACAGATTGTGATTAAGACATTATTAGTAGACGGAGACAATCTGTTTAAAATAGGATTTCACGGAGTAAAAGAGTTGTATAATGGTGGAGACCACTTAGGTGGAATCTACCATTTTATCAACATTTTAAGAAAGTTCTTGGAGGAACATAACCATGATAAGGTTGTGGTCTTTTGGGATGGGGACTCCAATTCATCTATTAGGAAATCCATTTATCCACAATACAAGGCGAATCGTAGACAAGATATGAATGAGTATAAATACGAATCATATCTTCAACAAAAGGCTCGAGTTAAACAATACCTCGAGGAGATATTCGTACGCCAAGTTGAGATGATTAATAACGAGGCTGACGACCTAATCGCCTATTATACAAACATTTCTAAAGACGAACAGATTATAATCTTTTCTGCAGATAAAGACCTTACACAACTTATATCCGAACGGGTAACCATATATTCCCCAACTTCAAAACAATATTTCAAGAATGGGGACAAGATTACTATCAATAAGGTTGATATACCACATACAAACGTTTTGTTGACCAAAATCCTAACAGGAGACAAGTCCGACAATATTGATGGAATAGAACTCTTGGGAGAAAAAACTTTGGTTAAATTATTCCCCGAATTGTTGGAAAAATCATGCACTATCGAAGAAATACTCGATATTGCACGAAATAACCAGCAAAAGAAAAAACCAAAAGCTTTGGAGAATATTTTGACAGGACGTACAAAATTTGGTATACTTGGTGAACAGTTCTACCAAACGAACAAAAAGATTGTGGACTTACACAATCCGTTGATTACCGATGATGGTAAAGAGTTGGTAGAACAAATTCATACCGATACTATCGACCCCACAGACAGAGGATATAAGAACTTGATGAGAATGATGATGGAGGACGGTCTCTTCAAGTATCTACCCAAAAATGATGAAGCTTGGGTAAATTTCCTCCGACCATTTATGAAACTAACAAGAAAAGAAAAAAGAAACACAAACAAAAATTAAAACAAAATTATGAAAGAGCAAGACAGTACTAAAATGGAATTCCTTTTGACCTTGAACGATAACATCGTGGTTCAAAGATTTTTCAATGTTAGAGGTTTCAATCCAAAGGCTAAAAACTCTATGGAGTTGTATGAATTTGTAAGTCACATTAAAGAGGAATTACAGTATCACCTTAAAATGAAGACGGTTGTTTATATGATGGACAACAGAGATTCAATTACAAACGACCCATCAGTTATGAATACATCATACACTGAAGGACCAGAGGTTTTTAACATTTATGTTAAAGTTGGAGACACGACAATTTGTCATAGAATTTTCGACGGAAAATTTTTCCCACCAAAAGTTCGTTATACAGTTGACGTACGACCATTTTTAAAAGAGATTCTTCGTGAACTAACTGACATTTTTTCAACAACCAAATTAACTTACCAATATTTAGAATTTGACCTTAGCAAGTAAGTATTTAATAATACGGGGGGTATAGAATATTATTTATGAATAAAAATTTCGATTATTTAGGGAACACTTTTCAGATTCAGTTACTTAATCAAATCGTGGTAGACAAGGATTTTTCATCGTCTATTATCGATGTTATCGAGTCACAGTATTTCGATAACAAGTATTTCAAAATCATCTTACAGATGATTAAGGAATACTATGTTAAGTATGAATCTACACCCAACTTCGATACCCTTGAGCAGATTATTAAATCCGAGGTTTCTCAAGAAATGGTTGCTAAGATTGTGTTAGACACATTGAAGCAAGTTAAAGACGCACCATTCGAAGGAACTCAATTTGTCCAAGAAAAGGCTTTGAAATTCTGTAAACAACAAGAACTTCAAAAGGCGATGGACAAAGCTCAAAAAATCATCACTCAAGGTGATTTTGAATCTTACGATAAAGTTGAGGGTTTGGTTAGAGAGGCATTACAAGTTGGTGAAATAGACAAGGGTCAGACAGATATCTTCTGTGGTTTGGATACAGTGTTGGATGAGGACTATAGACACCCTATTCCGATGGGTATACCAGGAATTGATAGATTGTTGAAGGGTGGATTAGCAAAGGGTGAGATTGGGGTTATATTAGCTCCTACAGGGGTTGGTAAAACAACTATCTTAACTAAGATTGCTAATACCGCATTCAATATGGGGTACAATGTTTTACAAGTATTCTTTGAGGACAATCCGAAGATTGTTCAAAGAAAGCATTTCACTATTTGGACAGGTATTGCACCTGACGAGTTAGCACACCATAGAGAAGAGGTTATGGGTAAAATAACTGAAATTCAAGAAACAATGAAAAACAAATTGGTTCTTAAGAAGTTAGCATCCGATACCATGACTATGAATCAACTTAAGAACCAAGTTAGAAAGATGATTGCGGATGGAAACAAAATTGATATGATTATGTTAGATTATATCGATTGTGTACTTCCTGAATCATCAAGTAAAGACGAATGGAAGGCTGAGGGTTCTGTAATGAGAGGATTCGAAGCGATGTGCCACGAATTGAATTTAGTAGGTTGGACAGCAACCCAAGGTAACAGAAGTTCTATTTCATCTGAGGTTGTTACAACAGACCAAATGGGTGGTTCAATCAAAAAGGCACAAGTTGGACACGTTATTATTACCGTGGCAAAAACACTACAACAAAAAGAAATGAATTTAGCAACAATAGCCATTACAAAATCACGTCTTGGAAAAGACGGAGTTGTATTCGAAAACTGCAAATTCAATAATGAACTTCTTGAAATCGACACAGAAAGCTCGGTTACCTTCCTTGGATTCGAGGAACAACAAGAAGAAAGAAAGAGAGATAGAGTTAAGGAACTTATGGAGAAAAGAAAGGCAAAAGAAGAAGCCCAAAAAACTCAAAATAACGTTTAATTAAATATCTACTTTTTCTCAAAAAAACTTATTTTTTTTTAAAAATAAATGTGGTGAATAACCACGTAACAGCATATTTATCATTAAAATAAACGATTTTTTGATAAAA